CATGCATAAACCGATACTCAATACATTGACACTTGTCACACTTGACAACACTTGCAACTGCAAAGACAATAACTGGAAAGACGTTAGCACTTGTCATCACATTTTAGATAAGGGGGGGGGGCCCGCGTGAGCGGGCCCGGTGCCAACAGACTGAACAGGCACGGGTGAATGCTTATTCGCGGGGGTGTGGGGGGCGCGCAGCCCCCCACCACTCGTCACGCTCGATTAGGGTCAAGGGGGCCCCCCAAGTGACCTAGGGTATAGTATTACCCTAGGTCACTTCTGCACTATGGGGACTTCTGCACACTACGTCATCAAGAATCGCCAGATTCTGTCCGAACAGGGGATGACGTATGACACGTATGTCCACACCGACGTCAATGGTGTGGGCCCGCACCTGACGTCACTAGTTGATCGTTTAAATAGCAGTTACATCACCATTTCTTTCATTTTTTAACAAACTCAGAGAGAGAAAGATGAACAACCGCTGGTGCTTTACGATCAACAACCCTGGCGAGTATCGTCCTGTTTTCCGTCCGGAGCACATGGCGTACTTGGTGTACCAGATCGAGAGGGGCTCGGAGGCTGGGACTCAGCACCTGCAAGGCTACGTGCGCTTCCACAATCGCAAGAGGCTGTCGACTGTGAAGAATGTGCTGGAGAACCAGGGCGCGCATCTGGAGCAGGCTCGTGGCTCGGAGGAGCAGAACAAGGCGTACTGTACGAAGGAGGACACGCGCGAGTCGGGGCCTTTCGAGTTCGGAGTCTACGACAAGGATGCTGGTAAGCAGGGAAATCGCTCGGATTTGGCGGAGATCGCAATGATGGCTCGTCGTGGGGCTGCTTTGCAAGAGATTGCTGACGCTCATCCCGGGGACTATATTCGGTACCATGCTGGGATACAGGCACTGCACCTTCTGATCGCGCCGCCGCCGCCCGTCGGGAGAGACGTTACGGTTACGGTCTTGTGGGGGCCTACTGGGACCGGGAAGACGCATCGTGTCCTAAATCGCTGGGAGACGTGCTACATGGTCGACGCGGGGAGGGACCCGTGGGGGAACTACAACCGCGAGGCTACTATCTGTTTCGACGAATTCGACTTTACGCGGTGGACGATCCAGCAGATGAACAAGTACCTCGACAAGTGGAGGTGTCTGCTGGATGCTCGGTACCACAACCGCTTCGCCGCGTGGACTCATGTCGTGATCTGCGCCAACTCGTGCCCGGCGGACTGGTGGCCGAACGAGCCTCACCTGCTGCGTCTGTCGTTCTTCCGTCGGATAGCGAGGAGCTGTCACAATGTGACTGATCGCGAGATGGACGTCTGGAACCCTGAGTCTGCTCTCAACCCGATCTTCGACGACTCCGGTGTGCTCACGCACTTCGTCCAGAACTGAACGTGACGTGGATGACCTCATCAATTGAATCACCCCCCCTGCCCTCAGAGTTTAAAATAAAAGGGATTCAATCGTTATGGTCTACTATCGTCGTCGTCGTGGAGGCTATCGCCGACGTCGTCCGAGCTATCGCAGGCGCTTTAAGCGTGGCCCGGGCTACTACAGGCGAGGTCGTCGATTTCGTGGTCGTCGGGGCGTACCGTCGAAGCCGCGGAAGGTTTCGGTCTTTCGCGGCTGGCCGGAGATAATGTACTGCAAGCATCTTTGGACGGATACGTACACCTACAGCTACCAGAGTGGGGGGACTGGGCAGCCGCTTTGGGGAAATGCGATTCGGTGCAACGGAGTCGCGGATCCCTGGGTAGGTTTGGATCTGGCGAACTTCCCAACTAGGTATGCAACGATGGCTGCACTTTATGAGAAGTGTACTGTCGTTGGTTGCAAGGCAACTGCGACGATTACGAATCCGCAGGGGCCTTTTATGCCTACTACAGGAGCAGGAGTTGGGCTGTCAGCTCCAGTGTCTGAGTACATCATTGCGTGGCACTCGAATGATGATAACGCGACTCTGGAGACTGGGCCGTTGACGACAGATCAGATCCAGTGTACTTCTGATCCGAAGATGCACTGGAAGAGGACACAGCTTGTTACTCGTGGAGTGATAGCTGCAGATCCTGTACAGTCGGTTACTACTTATGGAGTAATTCCGGCTGGAAGCAAGACTTCAGCAACTGTGACCATGACGTGGTCGCTGAAGAGGGATTGTGGAGTTGTGGATGTATCTAATCCCGATTGGGTAGCTACTGGAAATGGTAATCTACCTGCACAGCAACGTGCTTTCATTCTAGGACTTGGCTATCTGGACAGATCTCTTCCTGGACGGCCAGGCTACACTATCACTTGGAGGCTGCAGTACACTTGCAGGTGGGAGAAGCTCAAGGATCTTACCTACGTGAATCAGTAACTTCCACACACTTGGCACTTGCCAACACATGCATAAACCGATACTCAATACATTGACACTTGTCACACTTGACAACACTTGCAACTGCAAAGACAATAACTGGAAAGACGTTAGCACTTGTCATCACATTTTAGATAAGGGGGGGGGG